TCAATTGACGTTATATAACGTCAATTGACGTTATTGGTATAGTTAAGTGTATATAATATATAGTAAAAAAAAAAAAATGAATAACGTCATAACGTCATCACTTTCTCTATACCCTTTTAACCTATTGAAACTACGTAAGAGGGCAAAAAACACCTATATACACCCCGTTGACGTTATGACGTTATTCGTTTCGGCGGCGCAAGTGATTGAAATACAAGACAAAAAGGTCAGGAATAACGTCAAATGACGTTAATTTGACGGTTGACGTTATGGTTTTTCGGTTACTAAAGGTAACTACGGTTACTAAAAGAGACTACTGCCACTGGATACTACTGGATTGAGGACTAATCGGATGGAAGGACAAAAGGCGGGTCAGGCTCGGACGGCTCGTGCAAGACCATGAGAGACAGGCCTGGATGGTCTGGGCTGAATTCAAAAGGCCGTTGGGGCTCGCCTACCACGCAATGGGGAATAGAGCGCTTGGGAGATTGGAAGCCCAATACTGGCACGCAATCGGTAGGGCAGAGCGTGCCCTGATACAATCGGCCTGTTTTTTGGTGGCGGAGTAAGCGCATAAGGGGGATTATGACGTGGGGAGAGGTTTTTGTCACGAACCCCGATTCGCATACGCGTGCGAGGCTTTCTTACCCTTACCCGCTATAGCCCTACCGGGTCGCACTAAGAAACGATTAGGCTGGCCGTCTAGCGCCATTGCCGCATACATCGAGGGCATGGGGTGCACCCTATCGCCCTATTTTTGGTGTCACAGTTTACCATAATGGACCTTATGCGACATGAATAGACATAATAAACAGGGGGTAGGGGTCTTTTTCATGGGCGGGGGTATCCCCGAATCGAGGGCTGGCCTATAGTTTCAGCACTCCCCCTGAAAAAATTCTGGCAAACACGGGCTGGTTACTATACGATACTGGCTATGGAAAGAAACGAAATCCTGAACGTTCTTGACACGCTTGGTGGGGAAGAGAACCTCTTTCTCAAAGAGTTCTCGTACGACCTTTCTGAGCGCAATGCAGCACAGCGCATGGGCATCTCGGAAGAGCGGATGCTTGATCTGCTGGCTCGTCCGATTGTGAAGAAGGTTATTCGGGAGATGCGGGAGTGTTTGGTTCAGGAGCATCTTTGGAACGCGAAGCAGGCGGTTCGGAAGTTTCTCAAGACGCAGGAGTTAATTGAGGAAGCCTTGCAGGCTGGGGACATGAAGGCGGCGGCTCCTGCGGTTAATGCGCACAAGTTGGAGTTTCAGGCTTTAGGGCTGACTGGTAAAGAGGGTGTAGACGCCCCCACCGTGGTGATTAACATCTCCACCGGTTCTCCCGCCCCTCAGCTTTCCCCCGTTACCATCGAATTAGAACCAGACAATGACAAAAACAAAGTCGATTAACTATTCCCAGAGCAAGACGGCCCGGTTGTTTCACGGGGACGATTCGTTTTTCCGTGGGGTGATGGGGCCGATTGGTTCTGGTAAGAGTGTGATGTGCGTGATGGAGATGTTCATGCGCATGTGTCGTCAGGAAGCTGGGCCTGATGGGGTTCGGCGGTCGCGTTGGTTGGTGGTGCGGAACACGTTGCCGCAGTTGGAGACGACGACGATTAAGACGTGGAAGGATTGGTTTCCTCCTGAGATTTTTGGGCACATGACGGCGAAGCCGCCGTATACGCACAAGTTGCGGTTTAACGATGTCGAGTCTGAGGTTATCTTTCTGGCGCTGGATACGCCGGAGGATGCGAAGAAGCTGTTGTCGTTTGAGTGCACGGGGATTTGGTTTAACGAGGCGCGGGAGCTTCGGAAGGAGATTATTGACGCGGGGACTGGCCGGGTGGGTCGGTATCCGAGCAAGCGGGATGGGGTTGGCGCGACGTGGTACGGGGTGATTGCTGATACGAACCCGCCGGACGATCGGCATTGGTGGTATAAGGCGTCGGAGGAAGAGACGCCGCCGGGCTGGAAGTTCTGGAAGCAGCCGAGCGGGTTGTCGGACGAGGCGGAGAATGTGAGCAACTTGCCGCCGGGGTATTACGAGACGTTGTCGGCGGGCAAAACGAAGGAGTGGGTGGACGTTTACGTCCATGGAAAGTACGGGTACATCAAGGAAGGCTTGGCGGTGTATGACAAGTCTTGGAACGATGACCTGCATTTTGCCGGGAAGAAGCTGGACGTGAAGCCGGAGTTTGAGACGATTTGCGGCTTGGATTGTTCGGGCCTTTCTCCGGCAGCGGTGTTTGTGCAGCGGGTTCCGGGTGGTCGTTGGCATGTGGTGCATGAGGTAGCGGCGCGCTCGATGGGCGCGGTGAGTTTTGCTCAGCTTTTGAAGCAGGAAGTGGCGTTGCATTTCAACGGGTGCCGGATTCAGTATTGGGGCGACCCGGCTGGGGGTCAGCGTGCGACGAGTGACGAGCGGACGTATTTTGAGATCCTGGCGGAGGCTGGGATTCTGGTGCGCCCGTGTATGGATGGTTTCCGGACGGGCCCTCGGATTCAGGCGGTGCTGGCGGTGTTGAACCGGATGGTGGAGGGGAAGCCGGCGTTATTGCTCTCGTCGGCGTGTAACCTGTTGCGTAAGGGGTTTAACGGGGGGTACCAGTTTAAGAAGTTCAATACGGCTGGTGGCGGGGATAAGTACAGCGAGCAGCCGGAGAAGAACGAGTACAGCCACGTGCATGAGGCGTTGCAGTATGCGCTAATTGGTGGTGGTGAGTTGAAACTGGCGAAGCGTGGCGAAAGTCAGAAGGCGCAAGTGTCGTTCTTTAACACCGATGGGTGGATATAAACCTTGTTGTGGTTCGTATCTTTTAGCATCTCCGAATCCCCGACATGGTGGATGAAGCTGTTTACGCGCCAGCATGTGGTGTGCTTCGCGCAGGCGGGGAATCAGGTCGTGGTGGTGGAGCCGACGCATAGCCATGTGGCGATTACGGTGGCGGAAGCCGACGCTCTTGATGTAGCGGACGCGCATGTGGAGAACGGTCGGGAGGTTTGGTTTATCAGCCTTGACCCGGCCTCGTCAAGAAACATTAGCAACGCGGTGCCCAGTTGTGTTAGTGTTGTGAAGTCGGTGCTAGGGCTGGACGCGTTTTGCTTTACGCCGGAAGGATTAAAGAAGAGCTTGGCAAAAGCCGGAGGTCGCCTGTATGGGGGACATTGTAAAGAAGCCTAAAGGGCCTGACCAGTCAGCCCAGATGGACGCTTTGCGCCGTCAGGAGCAAGAAGCCGCTCAGCGAGCCAACGAGCTTGCCAATGCCAATGAAGATGAGATTGAACGCCGCCGCCGCCGTAGCGGTCGGCGTTCTCTGTTGTTCGCAACCGCGGGTGGCGAACTTGGTGTAACTGAAAAACTAGGAGGCTAATATGCTTCGTATCCTCGCTCTCGCCGCCCTCGCCATGGTTGCCATGTCGGGTTCGGCTCATGCTCAGGCCGCTTGGACGCAATCGCTGCTGGAGAATGGTAAGTACCGTGTTTCGACGGTGACCCTGACTTCGGGCACGACGCCGTCGGCCATTCTGCAAATCGACCAGTCGGCCATTGCGGCTGTTCACGCTGCCAGCACCGGTGCCTCGCCGTCGCTGACCGTAGTGATTAACGCCGACGTGTCGGCGACTGCCGCTGGCGCGATTTCGCCGACCCTGCTGAACGCGGTTTCGGCGACGACCCCGGTGCGTAACGCCGACATCGGCGTGGCCCGTTGGCTGCAAGCCCGCACGGTTGCTACTGGCGCGGACTCGGTGACGATCCGCGTGTACGAGCTGCTGGGTGCCCGTCAGCCGCGCTAACGCATTGTCCGGGGGCTTCGGCCCCCGGCCTCTATTTTCGAGGGGTTTCCATGTTTGAAGTCGGTCAGATTCTGCATTTTTCCGCCTCTGCCAAGAAGCGCAAGCAAATGTTTGACACGACCTATAAGGAAGCCTACGAGTACATCCTTCCGCAGATGGAGACGTTTAACGCCCGCACGGAAGGCGAGAAGCGAAATGGTTTTGGCCGTGTGTTTGACAGCACGGCGGTAGATGCTTACCAGAAGTTTGTGAGCAACATCCAGTCGAGCATCTTCCCCCCGATGAAGGACTGGATTGATTTGCAACCTGGCCCGCTGGTGCCGGACGCGGTGAAGTCGAACGCGGCTCGCCAGTTGAAGCAGATCTCGGAAATCATGTTTGCCGGGATTCGGAACAGCAACTTTGACACGTCGATTGCCGAGGTGCTGGGAAGCGTGTTCTTTGGGACTGGCGTGCTGCATGTGGGGAAGGGGACGAAACAGAAGCCGTTTCGCTTTACCCCCGTTCCGCTGTCGAAGGTCTGGTACGAAGAGGGTGCGGATGGCAACCTTGATTCGTTCTTCTTTGAGCGCGAGGTTCCCTTCCGCAATCTGAAAAAGATGTGGCCGGACTTCCAGATGCCGGAGCGAATGGCTCAGGACTATGCCAGCAAGCCGAGCGAATCGGTCACGTTTATTGAGGGTGTGGTTCCGACGGACGTTGAGATTGTTAAGCTGGATCGGAAAACGAAGCAGCCTGCCACCCGCAAGATGCGTGGGTTCCAGTACTTTGTGATTTGCGAGAAGTACAAGGAAGAGTTTTGCGTCTCGCGCCAGATGGAGATGTCGCCGTTTATTGGTGCCCGCTGGTCGAAGGTGACTGGCGAGGTAAGCGGTCGCGGCCCGGCGTTGTACGCGCTGGCGGATGTGAAGTCGCTGAACGCGGTGAAGGAGCTGGTGCTTAAAAACGCCAGCCTGTCGGTTGCCGGGGCTTACACGGCGGTGGACGACGGCGTGGTGAACATTGCGAACCTGCGTATTGCGCCTGGCGCGATTATTCCGGTGAGCAGCAACGGCTCGCAGTTGACTGGCCCCTCGATTGCCGCGCTGCCTCGTGCGGGCGATTTTAACGTGGCTCAGTTTATCTTCGCCGACGTGCAGAACGCAATTCGCCAGATGACGTTCTCCGACCCGCTGGGGCCGATTGACTTGCCGGTGAAGAGCGCGACCGAGATTGCGTACCGCCAGCAAGAGCTGTCCAAGCGTATTGGTTCGGCCTTTGGCCGTTTGCAGTACGAGCTGGTGGTTCCGCTGGTGAACCTGCTGCTGTACTACCTTGACGAGCTTGACCTGATTGACCTTGGCGAGTTCCGGGTTGATGGGCAGATTATTAACATTGCGCATATCAGCCCGATTGCGATGGCCCAGGATCAGGAAGAGCTGAACGCCATGCGCACGCTGATGGAAATCATCGTGGCGACGTTCGGCCCGCAGGTTGCCATGATGCTGGTGAAGTCGGACGTGTTTGTGCGTGAGGCGGCAAAGCGGTTGAAGCTGCCGCCTAACCTTGTAAGGACGGAAGCTGAGTATGAAGAGATTCGTCAACGCGCTGAAAGCGCTCTGGGGCAGGTTGATGCTGGACAAGCATGAAAGCATTAAGGCGGCGTATGCCCGCCTTTTCGAGACGCAGGACGGTAAGGTTGTTCTTGAGCATCTGCGCAAGATGACCGTTGACCGCGACCTGTCTCTTCCCGCTGGCGGCGATGGGCACGCTATGGGCCTTACCATGGCGTTCCAAAGCGGGGAGAATAACGTGTATCGCGCCATTCTCAAAATGATGAAAAGGGGTTAAACATGACTGAAGAGAAACTGTTTGCGGGTAAGTACAAGACGGCTGAGGACTTGGAAAATGGGTACTCGGAGCTGTCGAAAATGGTTCGTGAGCGCGACACCGCGCTGAACGATTACAAGAGCAAATACAGCGCTCCGGAAAAGTACGACTTTTCGGATTTCCAAATGCCGGATTCGCACCTTGTCCCCGTGGCCCTTGAGGCCTTCAAGGGCATGGGTATTAGCAACGACATGGCGAAGAGCTTTTTTAAGGCCGTCCTTGAGGCCGACCAGAAGGCCATTGGTGAGCGTACCAAGCGTGAGCTTGAAGCCCTTGGCCCGGACGGTGACAAGATTCTGGGTGAGCTTAAGGACTTCGCTGGCAAGTCTTTGACGGAAGAAGAGCGCGACGCTTTGACGGCCATCACCTCGTCGGCGGCTGGCGTGAAGCTGGCGCACAAGCTGTACCAGTTGAGCAAGTCGAAGGATGTCCCCTCGCCTAAGGACGGTGTGAACAACGCCCCTCCGGCTGATCCTCGTCAAGCTGCGATGGAGTTTTTGAAGAAGCACGGCATGGACAAGATTGGCGGAAGCGCTGAACTTCAAGCCCAGTACCGTGAGATTGTTTCTCAGATAAAGTAGGTTGACCGGGCCGCTAGGTTAGTATACGCTTACAAACATGAAGTAAGTAAGCGCTTACCCGCCTAGCGGCCCGTTTGCTTTTCATGATGGCTCTAATGAGCAAGAATCCGGCCCCTTATGGCTTACCCGGCTTCGATAAGAGAAAACAAAAAACTTATTGAGGTAAAGCTATGTCGATCAATCTTAATAACTTGGCTGTCACCGAGTTTGATACGCTGGTCAAGCACCTGTATCAAGCTGAAGGTGCCAACCTGACCAGCTACGTTCGTGCCCGCCGGATTAACGGTGCTACCGCGCAATTCCCCGTGTTCGGTCGCTCGCTGGCTCACGAGCATATCCCCGGCTCGCCCATCCCCCTGCAAAACCCGACCCGCCAAGCGGTGACCGTCACTTCGCGTGACTGGGTTGTGCAAGAAGCGAGCAACGTGTTCATGCAAGCCAAAGTCAACTTTGACGAAGTTGGCGAAATCTCGAAGTCGATTGTGATGTCGATCAAGCGCCGCGTTGACCAGTTGGTCATTGATGCGCTGAACGCTTCGACCACCACCCTGACGGTTGCCAACGATATCAGCGGCACCCCGCGTGATCTGACGGTTGACGCCATTCGTCAAGCCGCTTTCCTGCTGAGCCGGGAAAACGTGCCGATGGAAGGCCGCACCCTGCTGATTCACGCCAGCGGCCTGAAGTCGCTGTTGGGTGACGACAAGGCGACGAGCGCCGACTTTGTGAACGTGAAGGCCCTGATGACTGGTGAAGTAAACACCTTCATGGGCTTCCGCGTCGTCACTCTGGGTGACATCGTTGAAGGCGGCCTGCCCAAGACTGGCGCGAACCGCACTTGCTTTGCGTTCCACCAGCAAGCTCTTGGCGCTATCGCCTCGATGGATCTTTCGACCCGCGTTGACTTTGACCCGCGTCTGGCCTCGTATGTCGCTACCGCGATGTACTCGGGCAATGCCGTGGCGATTGACAACAGCGGTATCGTTAAGATTACCACTCAAGAAGCCTAATCGGAGGAATGGAATATGCCTTTCAATCGCGCTAACTTTGAACTCATCAGCGAAGGCTTCACGAACGCGCCCCGCGTGTTTGCGTATGCCGCTCCTGGTGGTGATGACCAAAACGTTATCAACACCAGCGGTTACTTTAACGCTGTGTTTGATATCATTGCGGTCGGCGATCAAATCCTGACCAACGTCGCCGGTCAACGTGTCGTGTTCGTCGTGGCCACCCGCGCCAACGGCGTCGTGGACGTGACCAACGGCGTTGCCGATTCGACCACGAACAGCGACTAAAAAACGCTGTACATGGGAAGGCGGGGTTATTGCCCCGCCTTTTCATTTCCTGTATAATCTTTGAAAAAGAGGGCTGGCGCATGGCTTTCACAAAAGAACAAATTGCAAACCAGGCTCTGCTTCTTATCGGGGCGAACACGCTTGCCTCGTTTGAGGACGATACTCGTGAGGCCGCGCTGGTTAAGGCACGCTGGGACGTTGTGCGCCGCAAGCTCCTCTCGATTCACCCGTGGCGCTTTGCTATGGTTCAGACGCAACTTTCGCGTGTTAGCGGCGAAACGCCGCTTTTTGATAAGGCTTACATCTATCTTTACCCGACCGATCCGGAGCCTGTGACCTTGTTTCGTTCGGACACGCCTCAGCTTGACTACTTGGTTTACCAAGATCGGATTTACTCGGACGCGACCGAATTGACGCTGGAATACGTAGCCGACGTGGAAGTAACGAAGATGCCGGACTACTTTGTTGACGCCTTGGTTCACGCCATTGCGGTTGACCTTTCCGCCTCGCTGGCAGACGACATTAACAAGTCTGAAATCTTTGGGCGTCGCGCACGAGAGGCTCTTGCCGCTGCCCGTAGCATTGACAGCAAGGCTCAGCCGAACATCACCGTGGAACCTGTGAACTACTACATTCTGAACCAGAGGGCTTAGTATGGCGATTAAGGTTCAGCAAGTCACGTTTGGCGGTGGTGAGCTTTCCCCGGACGTTTACGCCCGCGTTGATACTGAGGCTTACTTTCGTTCGTGCCGGCGAGCGCGGAATGTGTACATCACACCGCAAGGCCCCGCCGTTCGCCGTGAGGGGTTGAAGTACATTGCAACGGCGGCTGGGTCCGGTCGGCTTGTCCCGTTTGAGTTTAACACGGTTCAAAAGTACATGCTGCTGTTTACGAACGCACGCATGGAAGTTTACAAGAACGGGGTTTACCAAACGGCGGTTACGTCCTCGCCGATCACGAACATTACGACGGCCCGCCTGACGCAGTTTAACTTTACGCAAAGCGCGGACAAGCTGTTTATCGTCCACCCTGATTTTCAGCCGATTGAGGTTACGCGCACGTCGGATACCGCGTGGACGGCGGCCAATGTGTCGTTCGTGAACATCCCGAAACGCAACTTTCCGGACACGGTGGGTTCTGCTGTGGATGAGGTTCAGCGTTTAACGTCAAGCTATGCCAACGCAAACGATACGTTTCAGTTGGAGCTTGAGGGCGAACTGACCGACGCGATTGTTTTTGATAACCATGGGCCGACGACGGCATCCCGTATTCAAACGGCTTTGCGTGCCCTCAGCATCGTGAGCAACGATACGACATGCACGCACATTAGCGGCGGCATTTTTGAGGTTACTTTTACGGGTCAAGACGGTGGCCGTAACTGGTCGGCCATGATTGTAAAAAACATCGTTTCGTCCGCCAACATGGGGCTTTCGGTGACGACTGTGACGCAGGGCGGAAAGCCGACCGAAGATGTGTGGAGCAGCACCCGCGGCTGGCCCGTTTCTGTGACGTTTCACCAAGGCCGGCTGTGGTTTGGTGGCTCGAAGTCGCTTCCGCAAACCGTGTGGGCCAGCACGACGGGCAGCTTTTTTGATTTCAATACTGGGGCTGGGCTGGATAAC